TTGCTTGGTCACAGACTTATCAACAAGGAGTCTATTCCATAGCCCGCTGGTCTTTACGTCTGCAATGATTCTCCTGTTACCCTTATCTCTCAGCAGTAGGTCCAACGCGCCACCATATGGTGGTTCACCATCGACCCTCCACTCAAGCTCTGATGCTATGACTTCTGCTCCGAACCCAACGCGTATCCAGTCGCACAGATTCTTAACTAGTGAGCCAATCGTCTCACCATAGTATGTGCTTGGGTTGACGAATTTGTGAGCCCAGTCCTTGATGACCTCTTCGTCTACACCCTCATAGGCATCACCAGGATGCAGGAAACTAACAGTATCAAACTGATCGATCCAATACTCATGGCACTGAGCATCGCGCAACCACCCAGCACTCGCGTTGTTCAGCACGCAGTCCTGTACTGCCATGTGAAACACACTCCCGAGAAGCATATACTGAGAGCTAGTCTTGGACCTTCCATCTGCCATGTACTTAAACTTGGCTGGGCACTCTCTATAAACTGCGAGGTCCGAGTAGTGGACCTCATCTAGTGGGTACTTTCCATGCATTGGTATACTCGTAGCTAGCTACAATCGCTAGCAGTTGAAGTGATTTGTTTGACTTGGAATCGTTCATGTATCTGTTTAATGATCTTGTTACCATCCTTCTATGTTTATGCTCGCTCCATACATCCTGTCTCAGGAACCATTTGCCTAGCTTGTCCAGGTGGATTGTTAATTCTTCTTCTGTTGGAAGAAGCGTCCTCAACAAGTCGTATAGTTGGCGGTGGTCAGTCGTTGCGTGCTCGAACAATTGCTGTTGAAACTTTGTTGAGTGCGGCGTATACTTAGTCGCAGCACCAGCTAGCCAGCGCTTATGGATAAGAAATACTGTGTTGTTCCAATGTGGATTCATTCTTCTTTAGCCTCGGCTAGCTTTGTAATTTGAATAACATTATCGCTGGCTAGTGCTTCCCTTATCTTATCAGACTCACCATCATTGGTAAGCTTACTCAATAGGAACACTGCTTCAAGCGGCAACGGTCGTTGACTAGCAACTCTGATTGAAATTCCTAGTCGCTTGGCTATCAACCTAGCGCCAGCCTTTCTAATCATCTGCTCAGTTAGTGGCTTCTGCGGTGGCAGCTCGAGGACATACCGTGCCTCGTAATCCTGTGCATCGAACAGCTCATCACCCTCGCCATCGCCACCACTCATATCCATTTCCTCAAACGGATTGGTATAGCCACCACGGCCAGCATCCTTAAGCAGTGTTTCTGCAACAGCCTGTTTGGATCGCAACGCCTTTACTATCTTCTCTTCAATTGATCCTTGGATCACAAGAACATATACCATCGTAGCGATGTTTCGTCCGGTTGCCTTGTCGACACCGACACATCTATCTTGGCTTTGCTTCCATGAGCCAAGGCTCCATGCTGGTTGCATGTACACAATGGATGGGTATGTACCAATGCCGTCGGCAACAGCATCAAGTCTATTAAGAGTGATGCCCCTCGCCTGTGAGTTTTTACATATGAATACTCTTGCCTCGCCGCTGTTGAATTTATTAATTTCCTCCATCCTTCTAGCTGGTGGGTACGGTGACCCATACTTAGGTCGTAGCGATGCGTAGGTGATACCTTCTCTATCGAGCATCTCCATTAGCCTGTCCTCAGACTCACTGAATTCTGTATAGAGTACCATCGGATGTCCTGGGTTGCTCTTACAGAATGTCCGCACCCATGTAATCTTACCGTCAGTCTGGTGTCGTCTGCGCTGATAGACACCGCTAGCCTCAACCTCTTCAAACTTATCATACCCAGCAGCAACTTCTCTGAGGTGACCATACACCACAAGAATGCAGCTCTTGATAGCCTGCATGTCTCCAGAGTTTTCTATCTGCACACCCTTAATGATCCTGTTGGTTGATAAGACCATCTCCTCTGTGGGTGGTATGGTAATGTACCTGAAGTTTTTATCCTTGCCTTTAAACTGGTCACCCTCGCTGCGAATGTATCGCATAGAGGAGGCAGCGAGCATCATTTCAAATACGGGTTGCTTGTTCTTGAGTAGCCTTAGCTTATTAGTGTGGTCCCTTCGTAGGTACTGGCGCTCAAACTCACCGAACGTCACACCGAATGTACGTCCACGGTCAAGGCAGAATTGTTGTGCCCAGATGTCAGCTGGCCCCTGCTCCATGGGTGTACCGTTGAGCGCAAGCACAAACTTAGGGTGCTCGCATAGATCAATGCAGGCTTTAGTCCTCTTGGCTTGTGGGTTCTTGATGGCACTGGTTTCATCCATGATGACACACAGTCGCTCCATATCCCATTCAGACTGCATGTACTCAAGACGATTCTTCAGCTTCTCATAGCCGATCATAAAGACTTGAATTTCATCGTCACCAAACGCTGCGACATCCTCTTCTCTTGTGCCGTCGCAGCAGTACATCTCGAACCTCTGCTTTGCTGTCTCTGGTATCCAAGGGTCATACAGGTTGGTCACGGGACACACAACCAGCACCCTGTCGATCAGCCCATCTCTCATTGCTCGCTTGGCCACAGCCAGTGCAATCAGCGTCTTACCTAGCCTCATATCGAGCCACAAACCAATCCGTCTGTGAGCCCATGCAACTTCAGCGCAAATCTTTTGTTGCGAGAACAGTTGGTACTCGTTTACATATTCATCCCACTGCTCACCAATCTTTGTACGCTTAGGTATGAGCGATAGTGGATTGTTCTCTTCAACATAGGCATACCGATGCGGTGAGCCATCGGCGTATTGTTTGGTATTGAGTCTCCACTGGAATGACTCCATGCTCACCTGTTGAGTCCCTTTAATTCTACCTATCTCAACCGATGCCTCCCACTTAGTCTCCAGTGGTTGGTCTGATTGGTTGATCAGTCGCATAAGATTCTCAATGGTAGCCGGTGCTATCATTCTCCACCCACCCCACACACTGTCGATTCTATATTTAGTACGTGAGGAGCCCGTGAAAAACTGGTCGAACCTGAGTATCTCTTGCTTCACCGTACTGATCCACTTGCCTCCAACAATCTGCCCCCTATTAATGGCGACATGACAGGTCCATTGATCATCATATGCCGGGCGCATGTCACCCGGCTCAACTACCGGGATTTTCATCTCAGGTATCAGTGTTTCAGGGTAGTACTCCTCCGCTATCGCAAGGAATTTGTCCCAGTCGATACGGTTGAACACCTGTCTGTATGTGCCGGGCTCATTACCTACGCTGAGGCTCGTGAGCTTTCTGGTTGCTATGCCATATTCTCTCGGCACCTCGGCAGTGAATGTAAACGATGAGCCCGGCTTGATGTCGAGCTTCATCGCATTCCTATCATGCTCGTTAAGTGCTGATGCCCAGTTGCTATGTCCACTTGCGTGCATCCATCTTGTAACAAGACGTATGTTTGCGAGGTTCTTATTCTCAGACAAGATGTCTTCTATATCATTGGCCGATAGCACGTCGTCATCCGACACATCCCACCAGACGAGCCGCCTAATTTTAACAAGCAGCTCGTCTGCTTTCTCTTCATCAGCTCCCAACCCCCACTCGACATAGCGCCACCTGTCAGGAGCGTCATGCTCCTGACAGAACGCGCCACCTCTTAGGGTGCGGTCGCATCTGATACATTTCATCTCAACCTCTCTCTTTTCTCAACCATGCTGCACAGTAGTCAACTGATTGACCAGCCTCACGCAGGGCTATCAGCGTAGTAGACTCCAACCAAATCCAACCCATCACTGTGTATGGATCAGGCAGTGTGTCATCAGTGTCGTACAACAGATGCACAAGCACAGCGATAGCAAACGTAGTGAAGTGTGTGTTGAGACTGATCTCGATGGCACCTGCCTTGCGGTACTCGTCGGGATCCCAGCATGAGCCCTCGTTTTCAACGAGAAGAACATGACTGCTAGACAACTCACCAAAGATTGGATCGTCATTTCCTCCGAGTAGTGTTAGGCCCTTAGCTTCCGGCATGTGTACCTCCTTAAGGTATCGGGTTAAAGTAGATTAGTCTTAGCACATTCGATACACAGGTACGCCTCACCATCAGTAGTGGTGTCGTTGACTGAGATAGCGTCCTCCCAGTATACGTCTTCCTCGCACACCTCGCACCGTCTTGTGTCTGGTTCATCCTCACCCGGTAGGGTGGTGACACCGGGCGGGAGGCTCCATCCAAATATACTTTGTGTCATTCTTCCTCCTCGTTGCACTCGCACCACTCATCGCAGTGCTGTCCGTGTTCGTTTGGATCAATATCGAAAGATACTCTCCCCGCGCCGACGACTCTGGATTTATGTATCCTTACCTCACCAAAGTTAAGCGTGTTATTTATGCCATTCATAATAGATACGCAATGCGAGTGCATCGAGCTAAGCATACCATTGAGTTGCCATAGCATAGTGGATCTTTGATTCGCCCTGCATCCAGCCTCGGCATCGCGCCACGCAGTCTCAATACACTTGAACATCGAGATGATGTCTGTCCACCTATTGAGTAGCGCAGAGATCAGCTCAGCGTCCGACTGCTCAGTACACATACAGATGAGCACAGCGTTCGCATCCCACCCAGCATACACAGCTGATGCACCATCGTGTTGGTGCGTGGTGTGATATTGATCACGATATAGATTATGTTTTATTCCCATACATCCTCCAGACGTTTGCCTTCCAACGATACCAGCGCCAGTTTCTTTCTCTATACATCGTTCAATCCCTTCCATACAAAGTCGTTTCTAAAATCAAACCGCAGTCTCTTTCCAGCGTGGGTCTTGACAACCCTACCGATGTTACAGTTAGCAAGGTCGTCCTTGCATCCACCACACAGGAAAAGGATGGCAGGCCCAGGCTCTTTGATAATATTGACCATGCTTTCCTGGTCACCGCATCGTTCACACGTTGCCATCATCACTCCCTCGAGGCCAGCGATTAGATTTTCCGTACCAATGCAGGCCCTCATAGTCACCCTTCTTTAGCTCGTATTGAGCGAGGCCCTGCTCATACTCTACATTTTTCAGGAAGATTGCTCTATTGAATGATTCGTCTTTCCATTCAAAGAATTCAGCAAACTTCCCAGCCAGCTCTAACATGGCTTCATCAGGTACACCATCTGGTGCGGCATACCCAAGGATAGTCGCTACTGTGTCATGAGAGATATCAGCCATAGCTACACCATCTCAGGGAGGCTATGCTCTTTGCAGTATGCTCGCAGGTCATCTGCGTTGTCAAGCGTGGCGGCAATCCCATTGTTAGTGGCGTGGACTCTTAGTATCTCTCTAACAGTCTCGATCTTCTTCTTCTGAGATGCGTTGAGGCGCAGCTTGCCTCCGTCCTCGTGGATACCATGCGCTGTAGATGCGTCTTGGATCTTGACGACCTCAGCTAACGCAGCACGCGCATCAATCAGATACCTAACGAGCCGCCTGTGTTCGTCCTCTTTAGACTCCAACCACCTGATGGTCTGACGCAGCGCAGTATACTTTTTGCCTGTAGTCAACCCGCCGTACCTGATCAGATCAAGGTCGGGGTAAGAGTCTGTCGGGACTGACTTTCCGCAGTGAAAGAACGACGCCGAGCTGCTATCTGCAACGCTGCCGACGGTCTCACCGCACTTAGGACAAGTAATCTCTGTCATGTTGGCTCCCTATTTGAAAGAACACCTACCGTGGTAGATGTATTAGCAGGTTGCGGGCTTCACACCCGCTCGGAGATTGTCCGAGTGACTTATGCCATCCAATCTCTAACCGGCACTTGGTCTCAGGGTTAGTGTCTCAGAGCCATCGACAAAGAGCCGGGCAGTTTAGATACAGTCTTGCCCAGGACATGGAAGAGCGCTTACGCTTGAGCGTCGGCTGCCTCTTCATCGGTCACACCATTGGTGTCCTTCTCGGCTTTCTTGGTGCCGTTACGGGACGGTGTGTTCACGTCGATTCGGTAGAATAGTGACGTTGCACATTCCTTACCAGAATCAGGGTGGACATATCCGTCGACCCTATCGCCAAGCGTGCTCTTGCCGACAGCCTTGAGGAAATGCTCAAGATCATCAGCAACAGTCTCTTCAGCGTACTGCTCACGCCAAGCGTCACGGTTCTCAAGGTACGCGGCTTGGATGGCCTCGTGCGCTGCTGCCATAAGAACAGAAGCGACGTCCTTGTACCACGGACGCTCTTTCGGCGTGCGTGCGGTACTGATCTTAGCAGCAGATCGAACATCAGCCTTGCTGAGCATACCAGACGAGACACTCATTGCGATGAGCGCTTCAATCTGTGTACGTCCTTGGCTGATGACAAACTGATACATTGCCTGCGTATCTTGGTTCTCTCGCATTGCTTCCAATGCCTCAACAAAGCCGGGCTTCTCAGTGACAAGCTCCAGGTTACCCTGGAATACCTCTTCACTGATCTGATCTCCGACATGCTCGTAACCAAGCACGCTCAGTACGCGCTCATCGACACCCTCTACATTTAGATTGGCCACATTACCTCCTTTGGTAGTGATTGACCTCGGTTATATAGCCGCGTGCCACAATAGCCCGTGACCATGTAGTATCTTAACGCGGTAGCAGTACCGTGTCAAGAAAATAATTCGACTATTTTCCCTAATAATTTCAGGTACTTAGCCGGTTTGTGCCCGCCATTCTCGTTCGATCTCGGTTAGGGCACGGCACCTGTGAAACTGATACCATTGACGTTTCCTATCTTGCTTGAGGAATTCATCGAACGTCATCTCGATGGGTATATGACCCTCGACACTTAGTTTGTTATATAGCTTTTCTAATGTTTCTATTTTCATAGCTACTCCTCTCCCTTTACCCATCCGGGTAGTCGTGGCTGTTCAATCTCTTCAATCTGCGCAGCACGCACATCAGCATCATAATCCCATTCATCCTCTGCATTGTAGTCCTTTGCATGTGGATGGTAGCTTGGGATTGACCAGTGTGGTCGTGTCAGTTGCATGTATGTGAAACGATACACTGCAATCGGTTGCCCACCATCCGCAGGGTTGACTGCGTACACTCTGATCGGCGCAGACCGAGCCCAGGTATGTAAAGCTGCTGCACGTGCAACGTACAGAGCGACCATGAATGGTTCGTAGGCACCATACTTTTCTTCAAAGTGCTCTTTCTTGATGATCATGAAAGAACCACCATCAGGGCACTGTGCCACGACGATTAGTTGCTCATATACTGCCATGTTGGCTCCCTATTGTTGGCGGTAACTATGCGCGTGTGCATGATACATTTAGTACATGCTTAGCGGGCACGCGCCACTCCGCTCTCCCGTACTCGCTTGTTTCCGGCACGCAACGGGAGGGGTGCGTCCGGTGTGCGTAACTCTACTTGCTCCATAGGTGAGCATTAGTCGGCGTAATATAGAAGTAGTTGTATAGTCCGTGCTTCATTGGTAGCTTGAAGTCTTCCGGTCTTGTCTTCCATACCTGCATCTTACCATTGACCCGTGCAAGCACAGGATTGCCACCACTGTCCTTGAGCTTACTGTGGCTCAGAACAGTGCCGTATCCAAGTGCAGCAAGTTGTTCTTTAGTCATGCTGGCTCCCTATTGTTGGCGGTAACTCTTATCTCTACACTTAAATAGTGCAGTCATTTGACTTTCAAACTCGTCGAGCGTCCTGCTTTTCCCCACGACTCCGGCTTCCTTGAGTGTGTTCAGAAGATATATAAGATACTTTTCGCACAAGTCATGTGTGTCGCCCATGCTGGCTCCCTATTGTTGGCGTAAAGATGGCCCACATACACGATGCATCGGTTTCAGGTGACGGGTGTGGGCGCTCCGTCCTCCGGCAGGGGTCTTATCCACACAGGTGACCGGAGTACAGCCGTGTGAAGCATCGGGGCGTTTTATTTTCCATTGTGTATGACGTCCCTACTAACAGGATGCGATCCTGCTTTCAGCCCACACAGTGACACAATGCACTGGCTAAGTAGCGCCCCGAGGTGGTTTTCACTACTTAGCTCAGAAACGTCCTCTAAACACGTCGTTGATCCGTGCACTTGTTGCGCTCTTGTCGCATGTCACACACCAATACTTCCCAGTTGCTGGGTCGGTTGCGTTGAATACAAGTGGTGCGCGTAGAGGATTCACCTGGCATTTCGGACATTCAGTCCTGTTGTCAAGTTTGAATGGTGTTTCCATTGCTGGCTCCCTATTGTTGGCGGTAAACGAGGGGCGCTGTCGGACTCGAACCGACCTCTCTTGTCGCTGATTGCAGCCAGCTATCCCCGCTCCTGCTTTCATGTAACTAACGCTGCAAACGCTTGAACATTCCTGCATTGCTTCTTGGGTTCAAGTGACGTCATTGTCGAATACATCCAAGAAGGATCGCACGGGGAAGATTTACCTAACCGTAGGAGGCGCCCTAAAAAATGTGCGGGTGTGGTCAGTTTGCTGACCTTTGTCGGGCACCCGCGACTCCGACTACTCTATTGTAAACCCAGCGTTTACAGCTCTGCACAAGACCTCTGCGCCATACTTTGAGTCAGGATAACAATGCCGCGCAGAGAACGTGACTTCATTTTCACGGATAAAGTAACGGTTGACACCGCCCGCACCGTAGATGACTTTGCCTTCAATGTGCCAAGTACCGTCTGGATTCTGCACATTGATCTGCGGTGTGTCTTGTTCGACTTCTTCAATAGCCCAATCAAGAGCTTCTTGTAGCGTGATCATGGTAGCCCCTTATGTTATCAGAGACACGTACTTGACGCGTCAATGGCGGAAATAAAGTGCCGTAATTTCAGGCACTTACAGCCGAGAGAGAAGTCGCCAGGGGTCGACCACACATATAATAACAATAGTCATAAAAGGATTTCTTTAGTAATATTAGGTAGTTAGTAGACGTTAGTTACTGGATTTATAAATCACGGCTGCACTTCAATAGTGACCGGTCCCGCGTATCAGTGCCGTTGTGATTACACACTGTTGACTCATGTGTGCGGTCTGTTCGACAGCCTAACAGTCTAACTAACTGTAATTGCTAGAGAATACCTTTTAGAGGGCTACCCTGTTTTTATGCGCCTTGGCCCTGGCGACTTTTCTCTCGGCTGTAAGTAGCTGTAACTACTACATACCCGACCGCCCGTCGGTTCGACCCCACGGGCGGTGAGCTATGTATTAGCCCCGACGTCAGGCGGCTTGCTTCCCTGCTTTGTACGCAGAGATGCATTCCTGAACGTTGTCTGCAAGACGCTGTTCCCAGCCCAGACACATGCCTTGACCGGGTCCAAGGGTTATTTCACCCCTTGCACACATTGCGCCTTTCTTTGAACGGATCTGTACACGGATTGGTTCACAACTGTGGTCACGCGTTTCCACGTAAATACAGGTGTTTTCATCTTCATTCTGTGCAACACAGACCAGTTGCTTACCCAAGCCCGCAGCCTTGATCACTTTGTTCTGCTTTGCAGCTTCAGTGACCGCAAACTTTGGAACCTTGTTGGGTGTGGTAGAGAGGGCCGCCTTGGAGGTACGCTTGCCAACACGGAGTCGATCCGCATTGGGAAAGCTACTTGACAAGCCGAACAACTCTGACCTGTTTACGGCATTATGGTCCCCGTTTCTGCGGGAGATCCCGCCCGGTCGCCGTTGCCATTTTGCTTGTTCACACATATAGCACCCTCTGTTGATCAGACCCTAAGTCAGTCTTAGGACTGGTCATGGGCGAACAGAGTTAGCGGGTTGTTGATCCATGTAACAACAGGGCTTCATGTACGCAGAGGCACCACACCTCTGCGTGCGTTGGGGAAGTCCTTGCACTTGTGGTCGGTAGCAGCAGGCGGTGACCGCTTTCGCGGACTGTCTGCATGTCCCGTTAGGGCTCTGTTCACCCATGACCAGCACCAAGGCTGATCAAGAGGGGGAACGAATGTCCAAAGTGACCCAGTCACGCTGCCACACGCTCTGTTCAACACTGGCTCAGGGCTGCCAACCCCTTGCAAAGGACTTCAGTGTCAGTCACTTTGGTTTGCATATAGCCGCACACGTTGTTCGTTCCAATCAGTTGGTGCGGTCGTTGTACTTCCGTTGACTTAGAGGGTCGTTGGAATCCCGTGGACCTGGCGGTCGTATACACAGGTAGCTGGTCTTTACCCAGAACAATACTATGTCTCTGCGCGGACCAGAGGCCTACTCTAAGTTACACTGTACCGTGTAACATTCCACCAAATGTAGTCGGACCTATCCCTACTTACTTGTCGCACTTCAGAACCCGTCACCGCGAACCCGTAACAGTTGTCGCCTATGCGTACCTGTCGTCACACGAACCGGACCTGTGCCCTGCTGCAAACTTTCGGATCAGAGGGATGTCAGCCGTTGAACCGTAGAACAACTGTCGCTAACACGGACCTTTCCACTTGGATCGGACCTCTGCATTTCAGATCGGAGTTATACCATTCCTTTGTTCACCGATCTTGTTACCTACCAGGAAACCCTGGTCTGTCGCCACTGGAACGTGGTCGGCAAACTACATTGCAACTGGCGTGCCAAAAAGTCAAGTAGCTGATATTGTTGGAGAAATCGGTGAATGACTATTCAGTAAACAAAGTGTATATCGACCAAATCGTGACATTTGAGTCACGGTCGTTGAATCTACGCAAGACAAATATGTCGTGGTATCTCTAACTACTTGATATCATTGACTTCTGATCACGACATGAATGTCACGGTCGTAACTACCTGAGATCACGGTACAAATAATTAGAACGATGTACAAGAAAGTATGAGACGACTCTTTATCTATCGGGGGGATGCAAGATCCATGCCAACATGTTGGCACGGATATTGCAGTGTGTGCAACATCCGTGCCAAGTGATGACGGCGGTGTTGACGGAGCAAGAGCAAGGCTAAGGTAACACGTGAAGCGCGACGCTCTACAAGGCCTGCGATCCCCTTGCCTCGAGACCCCCATGATCTATGAAGCTGCACCCTCATCGCGATATGTTGACTCAAGGATTCGCTATGTTATCACGTGTTGCCCACCCACCCCTAGCCCTGATCCGCCAATATGGGGTATAACGGCGCTAACTACTTGTAATTACTAGAGAAAAAAATAGTCAAATTATCTATTGACATGCGCCCCTATACGTCTTATATTAAGACACATGGAGGCCCCCTATCGTGGCTAACGATTCTCACAGAGCAAAGATTGCAACTTTGCCACTCGTTATGGCTTTGCTCTTGAATAGACCCATTGAAGTCGACCAGCGACACGCATTGGTGAATCAATCCGACCGTTGGTTCACCCCTGAAACTAATGTGGCGGAAGTAATGGTAAGGCTGCATTACTGGATTTTGAAACTTAGAGAAGATTTTGAATTCGATTATTCACTTGACGAGACTTCAGAAGAAGATTTTGACCAATTTCTAACAACGGTTCGCTCTCAATACGAGGGCGTTTTTACTCATCTCCTACAAGATGGGGCGTCTTCGGGTATCCAACCGGAGGTTAACGTAAACGGAGACCCACAGTCGACTGTGCAAGACCCAAAGACCAGCATGCAGCATCGGTTTGGCGATTGATGCGAGCGGACCTGCTAGGGAGGGTTTGGGACGACCCAAATAGTCCAAGTGTTTGTAGGGAACGCTCGTCATGAGGAACCATGATCGCCGTCATAATACCTCATGGCGCTCTCTTACTGCTATGACAAACCAAATTCCAGAAATTTTGAAGCGCGTTGAGGAGGCTGGCTATGCTATCTTCCTCGGCGGGTTCTATAATCTAAACATTATAGGTCTGCGCTCCGAGAATTTGCAAGCTGGAGACTTTGACGATACTCTTGCCGTTGCATATCGCGATGAGCATGGTTGGGTAGCAAGATATTTTAAGATTACGACAGACCCAGGTGTTGGCTTCCTAGAGACTCCCATCAACCCGAACGGTACCGCCATACTCTGTCCTGGCCAGTATCGTTCGTGTTACTCTATTGGGAGACATCGGGGGCAGTACGAGGCACTTGTACAAAACAATGGGCCTGTCAGGGTGTGGCGCGACGCGGATAAAGATGATACAATTGATATACTGCCCGATACGGAAGTTGAGGGCTACTTCGGCATTAACATCCATCGCGCCACATCCCACACTATAGCTGTTAGCAACAATCTAGCCTCAGCGGGCTGTCAGGTATTTGCTGATCCTAATGAATTTGATTATTTTATGTCTCTTTGCGAATCGCAGGTGGTGCATAATCCTACATGGACAAAGTTTACTTATACTCTTTTGGCGTCGTAGCCCCTCCATTATCCCACAGGGAAAGAACAAAACAGTGTGCCTCCCATTCTTGTTAGGAAACCACGATCTTACCCTCAGCCTCGGTGATAGTGGGGGAGGGGCTGCGACGCTATTTTGACTTTTAAAGATCGAATTCTGCACGCTCTTACAGACCTTGAGGTTACTCCTGAGAGTATTGCAGAACAACTGGCTCAGGTTATAAAAGGAAAGACTGTAACAGAAAAATTCGACAAAAACAATAACTTATTGTCACGCACGGAAAAGACCACTCCAGAGGATACGCTTCGCGGCGCGATGCTCTATGACGCAATGAATGGTGGTCAATTAGGCCTTGCACCTAAGACAACGAGTTTCAGAAGACCGGCAGAAATCGCCCATAAGCGCATGTCGGTCGATACAAGGATTATAGTTTCACACGACGATATTGAAGAAGAATGAATCTCTCAACAGACCTACTTGTTGCTGAAACAGCCCAGCTTTTGTTTCACGATTTAGAGTATAAGCAGTCCGGCTCTATGCAGTCTAAGGATAGCTATGAAGAGGTCCAGGGTCGTATTGATACTATAAAAGAGCTGCTTGTCCTTTCCGGGACTGAGTGGGATGAAGCCGTCATTAAACAACAGGCAACCGCTCTCTTCCTAAGCAAGACAGGAATGTCGCCGCTGGAGGCAGCTAGTGCTCTAACGCCGAAAGATGATAAATCTAAAAAGGTTGTCTCCAAGAGAATCCCTGCTGCTATTGAACCAACAGAAGATGTTATTGGAAGGATATACGCAGAGTTTCCTTACTTCTGTAAGATGGTTCTTGAGATTGCCTATCGCCCTGGGTTGAGCCCACACGCTCCCGATGGCGGCTTTGGGCCGATGGTGCTCAATCAAGGACAGCGCAAGGTTGCCGCAGTCCTGCTCGATCAATGGTTGAACGATATTCCTGTTCGTGTGATCATTCTCAAGTCACGCCAGCTAGGTGTAACAACCTTGTTGATGGCATTCTGGCTCTGGCTGCTGGTTCAGAACCCAGGGCTGACAGCAATGATCATCATTGATAAGGGCGATCACCTTAACGAAAAGCGTCAGATCATTCTCCGTTGGCTAGAGAAGATGACTGAGCTTTTCCCCGATCTTCCAGGCATCGAGCGTCGTGGCAGTAAAGTGCTTGAGCTGAAGAACATGTCCCGGTTCCTGTTTGAATCAGCAGAAGCACCGAACCCAGGAACCTCTGAACACATTAGCATACTTCACTGCTCAGAGAAACCAAAGTGGCCCCGAGGGCGCGACCGCCAGATCGACGCTTCTATCGTTCCCGGCCTACCTGAGAAACGCCACACCATATATGTAGATGAATCAACAGCCGAAGGCGTGAACGGTTTTTACTACAGGTGGCATCGTGTAGTAGAAGGAAAGGCTGATGCGACACCGATATTCCTTCCATGGTATATCTCTGATGAATACAAAACAGACCCACCCGAAAAGTGCTACAATACTGAAGGTAACTTCATTTATATTAATGATGATGTAGAGATCTCTGAAACTGATGCAGCAGGAAAGATTCTGTTAACAGAAGAAGAATTCTCACATAGATATGAATTGTCTCCAGCACAGACATATTGGCGTAGGTCAAAGATCAAAAATGCTTTCAGTGGTGACCGTGCTGTCTTCGATCAGGAGTACCCAACATCCCCACGACATGCTTGGCAGATGGTTGGCGGAAAGTTTTTCTCGTTTGAAGAAATTGAAAAATGTCAAAGTGCAGTCGAGCTTCCTATACTTACTGGCAATCTTGTTGATAATAATGGCAACAATGATCCTTTAAGATTGTACCCGTTTGGTGATTACCAGCCCTCGGTTGTCCCTGTTCCATACGGCTCGCTGGCGATTAGGGTTATGCCAGAGAAAGATGAGAAGTATTACATCGGCGGGGATATTGCCGAGGGCAAGCAATCAGTTAATGAAGCAGGCGCAACAGATTACGACTATACGGTTTTCGTTGTTAAGGATTCTGTTGGCAAAACCGTCGCACTCTTTAGGGATAGAATCAAACCAGAAGAGGCGGCCCTCCCCTTGCTGCTTCTCGCCTGTCTTTATAACAACGCCATGGTTAACTGTGAGCGCAACGGTCCAGGGCAGGTTGTTTGGTCCATGTTTAAACAGACCGGGTATTACAATATCTATTACACTCCAGGCAAGGGGCCAATCCTCGACCGTGCGTGGACCGTTACTACTGCTAGTAATCGGCACCCGATGCTTTATGCGCTGCGTGCATCCTATAGAGAGAACCCAGAAAGACCGGGCTTCAAAGAGCTTGTTGCTGAGATGAATGAGATAATCATTGATAGCAAGGGTAAGATCCAGGCCCGGAAGGGTGCTCATGATGATATCATTATCGCAGAGTCTCTTTGTTGGAATATGATTTATATCGAGCGAGGTGTTCTTATTCGAGCACAGGTTGAACCTGAGCCCAAGCCTGTACTAAATGAATTTGCAGCTGCTATGGCTGCAAATGGGATCGAGAGGTGGTAGGTGGCAATAGACGTTAAATCTTGGGATGAGAGGATCATTAAGGATCTTGAATACCGTATCAATAACTTTGATCGAAAGTGGACAGCCAACCGGGACACTATTAGAAATGCTGAGCGTGGCCAGCTTAATGGTAATCTTGTTCAAGAGTTTGTGAATGCGATTCAAGCGAGGCTGATCGTTCGTAATCCCACAATCAAAGTAAGATCAGATCATCCAGATTATAGTGGACATGCTACCGATCTCGAGGTTACCGCAAACGCTATAACCAGGATTATAGATCTTCGTCACCACCTTATGAGCGCAACAGTCACATCAACGTGGTCATGTACTGGTTGGATTGAGGTTGGTCACACGCTTGACCAGCATAACTTTGATCCAATGCGCTCTGTTCTTTATCGTTCTGATAATACGGCTGACTTTGGCGAGACCGAGGATAGGTGGGAGCCTGCGACGGAAGCAGAGGTCGCAGCCGACCTTGGCCCAGACATTGCCAATGTTGAGCATTTTGATCCATTCCAGCCACCACCTGAATTGGAGACAGCTTCAGAGGAGGCCCCTCCTCCTCCATTCGATCCTGAGCTAGGGATGCCGTGGCTAAAAGAAGTAAGCCCGTTTATGGTTGTTGTTCCAAAGGACACATATAAGATTGCGGATGCAGAGTACATTACCAAATTGGTTTTGCTTTCTAAGCAAGAGCTGAAGCTCATCACAAACATCAATGTGAAGGATGTCTCTCTTAGAACGAAGTGGAAGAAGATTACTGATCAGGTGCCTGGGGCGGATTTTATTGAAGAGCCAGTCCTTATCGCTGTAACACATATCAGGAGAGACAGGAATAATCCTCAGTACGCAAACTGGTATCTTGTTCACTTGCTTGGTTACCATGATGTAGTAATTAAATCTGCACCGAATCCTTTTGGTGGGCTTATTCCGTTGGTGCCGATTAAGACTCATAAGAGTCGTAAAATTTGGGATACAACAATCGTTCAAGACTTGCAGCCATATGCAGACTGGTACAGTGTTGGCATCGAATCAATTGGTGACAGGTTGTACGAAAGCCTCAACCAGAAACTTGTCGTTGGTGCTGGTGCAAGCCTAGACCCAGAGGAAGTCAAAAAACTTCTCAATCCAAAGTATCGAGGGGAAGTCAAAGCACAGGGTGACCCATCCCAGATTAAACCCTATGATGGTAGCGGTTTGAATTTTGAGGTTGTTAGGTTCCTCGAGCTATTTAATAAGCTAGCTCAGGGCGCATCTTCGATGAGTGACCTTGACCGTGGTATTCCAGCTAAGCGTATCACCGCAAGACAAACCGAGGCACTTCTGGAATCCACCAGCCTGCACACTAACGCGATGCGTCAGTTGATTGGTAGGGCCGCAAGAGAAATCGTCATCAAAATAATGCATCTTGTGGGCATCTTTTCCTTGTACCGCTCTCGGAGATTTACCTTCGGAACGCAGGTTGCTACGCTTGAGCCTGGGGTGAATGATTTTACTACATCGTACAGTTATAATATAGACGTGCGCGACATGGCACCTCCTGCTGGTACAGAAGAGCAGTTGGTAATGGTTCAATTTTTGCGCCTTCTTATGATGGACCCAACACCAGAGCGCCTGCTTGTTCGGCAGTGGAACTGGAGAGAGCTGTCTGAGATGATTCGTATCAGGTTTGATATGCCACCAGAGACACTCCAGGAGCAGGATCTACAGCAGCTTATGCCTCAAGGCGCTCCTCAAGGCGCTCAGCAGGGTGGCCAGACTGGAGAGGAAGCTATGGGAGGACTGGAGCATCCTGAGCGGTTCGCCGGAGATCAGGGCGTTCCTGATCTTGCCAATCTGACTGCCGGGTTGAGGCAGCAGTCGTAATGCTTTACACGTATATTTGTAAAACCTGTACCTACGAGGAAGATGAATTTCGTAGCGTAGCTGATCGCAAGATTCCGCCAGATATCCATTGTCCGATTTGTGATGCTAAGGATTGGAAGTATCAGACTATTTATCTTCCTAGCAGAAACTACAGCCTTAAGATCCAAAATGAAAACTTTCCGATGCGTTCCAACATTAGGGGATCCAATGGAAAGATGATTAACTTCGAGAGCAAGAAGGATTATGACCAACATCTTTCAGACAATAATCTCGTCATTTGTGAAGAGGGTACGGACATTCGCGAGGCGCCAGCGCCTACGATTCCTAATAAGTACAGAGATCATCCGCTTGTCCGTAAGTGGGAAGATCAGAATAAAGAAGGGCAGGCTTCGTCTGCTTACATCACCGAGGAAGAAATAAATGAGCGAACAATCATTGACACCGCAGACTGAATCTGCCCCACAACAATCTAACGAGGTTAGCAATGCAACCGAATCTAGTGGCTTTGATGCTTCTAATTGGGACGGCAGTCCAGATACTTTGTCTGATACAGATCGTAAGCTGTATGACGCGATTCAGAAAAGGAACCGATCTTCTGAAGAGGCTCAGGCAGGAAGGCGGCTCAGGGATTACCTCGATAAGCAGCTTGAAGACAATCGTGTCAGATCGCAACATCAAGATTTGAGTGACGGAGATGAGACTCTCACAAAAGAACAGGCGATGAGGATGTGGGAGGACCAGGAGCAGTCACGACAGAGAAACACTAGAATCGATGCTTTCAGGCAATCGATGCTCGACACTGTTAGCGGACCACAACAATTTGGTAGCGCAACAGTTGCATTTGCATCAGAGGAAGAGGTTGACGGTTTTAGAGATTATGTAAGTAAAACTTTGAATGGAGGACTCACAGCAAGAGATCTTCTACTACTTTATAGGCAGGAGGCGATTCTCCAGCAGCATGGCGATGCTAGCATTAAGGGATTCGAGACCAGCCTTAAAAATAGGAGGCCAACTGACGTTGAAGGCAATGACGTCGTTGATGCGACCTCCTCAATCCCGCAGAACGAAAGGCGAACACGTCCTGGTCGGGCTCCACGTACTGCTGAAATCCTTCAGCAGAACAACCCAGAATTGTACAATGCCATTTTGAATGGCAAACGTGATCTAATTTAAATAAGGAGCCCTAAAAATGGGTGTTCGACAGCAATATACTGAGCTGTTTGATCTTGTGCGAACTCTAGAAGATCGTTCCAAGAAACTAGTAGCTCAGGAACTTCGTAAGAGCTATCTGTACCGTCGATTTGTTAAGACGGCGCAGGTAGTAAACTGCTATGATGTTAAGGAAGTCCCCTTGTGGCTTGGTCCTCCGACCATGGGCAAGTGGATGACGCGCGGAGACGTGCTTCCTGACACCAGTGCATCACAAACTGCTCTGTCCTACTGGACGAACAAATACATCGCCACGCCGCTTGGCTTCGATGTTTTTGATCTCTGGGAGAACGAGGGCAACGCTCAGGCGCTTTTCGATCTTCTTGATTTCAAGACGATGGAAGCTGCTGTGTCTCAGAAGCGCGCGCTTTCCAGCGCGGTCTTCAACGGGCTCGGCGGCTCTCAGCCTGATGGTCTCGGATTGATCATTGAAACGGCTGCACCTGTTGCTCAGGTGCAAACCGTTGGCGGAGTGAACAAGGCTACATCTGCATGGTGGCGTAACCAGTATGTGCAATTGACTGCTAATTTTGGCACAGTTGCTGCTGGTACAAACCTCCCTGCTGGTATCCTTGCTCTGCTTCAGCTGATTGATGCGTGTACAATTGGTACTCTTATTCCGAGTGACATTATTACCACTCGTAATACATTCTCTAATATTCGACGTTCGATGTTGGAAATGAGTACTCCGTACCATTTGATCACTGATCGACAGGATGCCGACTATGGCGTTCGTTCTTTCATGTTCGATGGCCATTGGGTTAGCTGGGATCCAAACTGCCCCGCCGATGAGGTATATTGCCTCCATATCGATGAGAAGTTTGATTCGCAGAAGACAGGTGGAGACGATGATGTGAAGCTCGATGGTGACCTTGAAGAGGTCGCGACTGATAACATTCTTGATCTGAACGGTGGTATGTTCATGATCGTGAACCCGAATGTTCGTCAGCGCGCCTTGGCACCTCGGACCCCGTATCGTCAGCTCCAGCAGACGCAATGGATGGTGGATTCGTTCAACCTCGGCTTGTTCCGCATGTCCGACCACGGAGTTTCTGATAGCTCTGGTGGAGCAATGTGGGAGACGTGGTAGAATGTTTAACGCACTATCTAGTAAGGTAGCATTCGATAACCTGGAAGATTCTCTTTCAGGAACATTGTCTGTCTATCCTGTAGCAGCTGATGCAGTTGTTGCAACCTCTGACGGCTCAGCTTGGGACCGCACTGGTGCCTTTGCTGAGGTCGTTCCTGTTCTAACAATCACGCATGATATCTGGCTGGAGGCTCTCGTCATTGAGACGACCTCCAACGTTGATACTTTCTTGCTTGATGTTGCAACAGGTCTCGCCCTTGCTGAGGTTGTAATTGCATCTGTACGGACTACTATTACCCATGTGGCTAATACTAATTCGGTCAGCATCCCTATTCGCAAAAAGATAGCGGCAAACACTAGGATTTCCGTTCGTTCTACTTGCAAAACCGCAGCCGCACTCACAGCCTCGGTATCGATTTCGTACCGAGCTGTTGCATAAAGGAGTAAACTATGCAATTCACTGATCATAGGGCGTGGACTGATCTTGGACCTTCATCCAAGCTCAAGCCACCCAATGTCGTAATCACCGCAGCCGAATTGGCTCTGATGAGTACGAACCAAGTTACCTCAGATCTCTATCTGTTGGGCAATGAATCTCGAAAGGTTGTCTATAACGACGCTGTACTCGGCAAGATTTACATGGAGCTTATTCTCTATGTGCAGCCTGCTGCAACTACGTTTACCACACTTGCTGTTGCAACAAGTGAGGGTAGGTTGATCGGATGGGACGGCGCTTTTAATGCAGCTGCCGATACAGCAGACGCAGTTGCTGGCATGATGATTGGTCCGTATTATAGCGGAACCAATGATAACCCAAATGTATCTTACATTGTTACCGCGCTTGCGGCTGGCGATGCGATTTGGGTTTGTCGTCGTGGTAATGTCCCGCTTGATTATTCCGGCACTTCTACTGCTGGGCGCTTGATCAAGTGCGCCAACTCTGGAGAGGTGCAGAACTGCGCCGCTCCCAGCGCTGGCTATAACAACGATAACGATATCGCTGGAACGCTCCACGGTCTCGCTGTCGGTTCTGTGCAGGTCGCATCGGCTGGCGCAGGCCTCAAGGCGGCTATTCTTAACTTGCCTTTGAGGTTCCGACGCGGAACCTGATCCTGATAATAACTGTGTTGCCTGCCCTCAATTGTGGGGGCAGGCGCACCTTGGAGGAAGATTGTGTCTAACCCCACAATGAAAACCGGTGAAATTATTGAACTCCTCCAAGATGCTGTTGGACAGCAGATGGGGGCAGACGTATTTTATATTTGGTTCGAGGAGCTGTATCGTCTCATTCGCGAACAGAAATGGGCGTGGAATTGGAGAAGAGAGGGGCATGTGACATTCGCTCCTATAGCCGACCCGACCAATACTTACACATGGGTCGCGGGGAACAACTTTGTTACCGGGAGTACTGCGGCTGTAGCCGGATTCGATTGGAACAATACTGGAAGGTATTGGATCGAAGATAACAGAATTTACAAAGCTATCGAGATTAGCGCGTTCGGTGGCGCGGCGAGAATAACTTTCGATAAACCCATTCACACAACTAATGCAACTGGTGTGACAAACCTCACATTGGTTAGAGCCGATCACGTTTATAAGACTTCATCTATTAAGAACGTGAACGTGAACGGATTGAAGAAGCCATCTGCTACAGATGATGATTTCGATAGAGATTTCTTTTATAATAATCGTTTTGCAGATAGCGGATTGCCGATTGTATATAGATGTGACGATAACTCTACTCTTCCTCGTACACAAGAAGCGCCAGAGTTTGTATCGTCAGCGGGTGGTGCATTCACTGGTGGAGAGTATCAATACTTTTGGGCTGCATTTGATAAGGAAAGTGGTCAGTATGGACCTCCAGGACCAACCTTTACATATACTGCAACAGCAGGACAGCGCCCAACATTCAGGTATGGCGCAACTAATCTTGTAGTTGGCAACTCTTACCCTGTAAGATTGTTTCGATCACAGGTTGGCCCCACTCGAGCAAGAGTGCCAATGTATTTTGTCGGTGAAAAGGATCCCACAAGCGCAGCCTCATTTATTCAAGATACTTTTCTTGATCCAGCATTGAGAAATAATGAGAAGTGGTATGAGGGTCCGACAACAAAGGTTGACTTTAGACCTGCACCTGACGCTGTTTATCCTCTGGAAGTTAACTTTTTGGATAATTGGGGCCAAAGACCAGAGGCGAACGAGTATGTTAATCTTGGACGCAACAATGAAGTCCTCGAGCTTCTACGGTTTGGATTTCATAAATTTGCCGAAATGCAAAATAAAGATCCGCAATCGTTCAGGCTCGCTGTAGTTCAGTTTAGACAGCAGATGGCTTATTTGCTCCGTGGTAGCCGGTCTGCTTCTGCCGAAGATCCTGGGATTGGTGAATCCAGAGACTATCGTAGGATGCCAGACCTGGGAGCGGGCTATGATGAGCTTGACTTCTGGTTCCACTGGAGACCGTAATGCCAGCTAACGATAGAGAAGTTGCGATGTTCTTTCTGGCGGGTCTGTCGGAAAGAGAGCAGTCCACAAAGATTCATTTCGATGAAGGGACGATCAATTTCTATCCAACTCTCGATGGCTATCTAATTAACTATCCTGGTAAAGTCGATCTTTTTGTTAGAGATGCCGGATACTCTGCCCCGGATACAAATTTTCGTGCTGATCCTCCATCTATTAGCAATGAATATACAAGAGTAGCATCATTCACGGACTTCCTTGGTGTCGATCATATTGTTTTTGTAGAAGGTCCGAATGTTAGAACAGTGGAGGGAAACGGATCCAGGATTTTATATACCCTTACTGGAGTGGAGCGGGACGGCAAATACTTTCCGACATTGTTTATTCATGACGGTAAGATGGTCATCGTTAACCAGGGTGACATCCCGTTGATCTGGGATGGCGTGGATTCAATTCAACCACTAGGCGTTAATGAGGTTCCAACTCCACCATGGGTTGAGATTATGGACCCTCTTGGTGGGTACAGATTCTCCAATAATCCATATGGATGGAAGAACCGATCTTATTATGGAGATGAATATGTCCCTGCGTATACCCAGGATGCTGGTGCGACAGCCGGTGCCAGGTACGATACAAAGTTGAGATGCCAGTTTGTTGATCGGTACGGAAATAAGGGGAGGGCGTCGACGCCATCGCCAGTCCAATTTTGCCCTAATATAGATGCAGGGCAAGCATTAAGTGGAAGCTGGACTAATCCTGCTGGAACATATGGAGATGAGCATAGGTTGGTAATGACGATTGTTTGGGATAATCCAAAAGTTGACCACCATGTTACAGGAGTTAATGTCGGCAGAACAGGACAGCTTAATCTTGCATCCGATGCCCCAATAGGGACTCCATCTATTTATTACATTGAACATGCACAGCTTAATACCGCACAGGCGAGGCATACTTCTAAGCTGAGTGATGCTTCCTTGGTTCTTCAATCTGTCATGGACCTAGACGTTACACCTCCACCATCCGCATCAATTGGCTGTTCCTGGGCAGGAAGAGTTTTTCTTGTAAGCGATGATAATATGCAGGTGAGATACTCAGACTTAGGGTTCTTCGGACAATTCCGCGCAACCCAGGAGCTTACCCCATACTCGCATGCAACGGCCCTTGTTCCCGCAGGGGATAGGTTATTTGTAATCGGTGAAACCTCCACTGAGGTTTTCTATGAGCAGCAAACAACTGGCCTGATCGCAAGGCTTGAGCAGGACATCGAAAATGGATCTATGTACGGAAGCTCGTTTGTTGCCGTTGGCGATGGAGCTGTATTCGGGCTTTGGAACAAGGGGTTTGGATTTTATGATGGTGTAGATCATAAGTTTGTTAATGAGCCATACTACATCAGATCAATTTACATGGATAATACCAACTTCATTCACAATGCAATCGTGATCGATAATTGGTATTATTTGGTTATTAGAAAGGACCACATTAGCTCTGAAAATAATGTTATTATTATGTATAACTTTGCCATCAATCAATGGTATGTTATAGGAGAATCTTTGTGGGACTTATGTTCATGGAATGAGGAAATAATTGGCGTAGATAATTCTGTGTATGTTCTTTTTAGAGGTGACACTTTTCCAGATGCTAGATTTGTTACTGTTGGACTTTCGCCTGACGGGCTCGGATCAAACAAGACATTGAAGGAGATGAGGATTCTAATGGAACCATCTTCTATTGCTGAAGTTAGAGTTGATGTGAGGAGTGAGGATAGATTTACAGCGAGGATTGGACAGGGGACCGCCTATCCGAGCACAGGGCAGATCCAGAGAAGAACATACCCACACGCCCACTGGAATCACCCAAAGCACACATGGGAGGAAGAGCCCAAGTGGCTTGCCCCAGGCGACTTTTGGATGGTGCCATACATCGAACAAACTGTATCTGGTATGTCCCATGTAATAGATGTGACGTTTGGGCAGGATGATAGCAGCCAAGGACATCCTGTAAGGATTAAGGCTCTGGGTCTTGTGTACACACAACCATCAAAGCCGCCGACTAAATGAAACTGAAGAAGAATAGAGATGAGGTACTTGTTCTGAAACGTAATGGATCCAATCTTCCGCGTCATAAGTTGCAGTTAGTTTTAAAGCTCGCAGGTCTTCCACCGTTCAAGAAAAAGGAGAAGGTCATTGTTCCCGATTAGAAGACATTTTTTGAATGCTGGTGCTAGTCTTGATCGACGAAGATTAGAGGAGGATTTTCTTCAAGCAGCTCAGGAGATGAACGATCTTAGAGATTACTCAATTGCGAGAAAGTCTATTAGAAGAAGGAATACCAAATCTTCTTCGTGGATGCAGTTTGTTTGGAATGACGATGACAAAAGAAATAATTTTCATTTTGTTGGGATGAGGAGACTTATTGCTTCTGTTGCTGTAGATATCACATTTCCAGATTATACTGAGGTTGTTGTAGACTGGTCTTGCAATGTTCATACGCTGAACAACTCTGCTCCATATGGTACAACAACTGATGCAAAGCTTATTATTCTTTGTCCGTCACTCAATGGAGTTATGTATTGGGGCGGATCAGATTTGATGGAGTTTGATTGGCCATGGAGTTCTGCTGCTGGAAACGCACAAGCTCGTTTGGATTTTGATCTTCAAGAGCTAGATTCCGAGGGTGAAGAAACTACTGCACCTATGGTCCATACCATGTCTGGCAGTTTTGCTGCGATTGTTCCGGCTGGTAATACTAGATTGACACTTATTTACAATTCATCTGCTGGAGATTACCCGTTCGATCCAAGGGATACCGCAAATCAGAAGAAAGAGGATTGGGTTATAAAAAATGCTACACTTGTTGTTAGGAGAATCATTAGATAATGTCTAAGTTTTTCTATACTACTGTTCTTTCCGAAAAGGCGGTGAAGCGAGCAGAAATAAACACACGCTTTGGCGATGTCACAACTGCTGTCAATACAACCAAATTTGATGCGGAACAAATCAGACAATCGTCCATTAGATACAGACATCTACAACAGCCTCCCGTGCCGTTCTTGTGGCATGAGTTGTCAAACAGGACGCGGGCTGATTTTCCCGGCGGTCACTATGGGTTTAAGAACACGTTTAATTTCGCAGCCAGCAACACATGGTATCCGACAAACCTTCGGCTCAGGTATCAGCCAACAGGCACCATTGACGACGGCAGTGTCTACGGCTGTGTATATGCTGAGCTAGAGCATAGCGGAACGTGTCGTGAGGGGCACATTGATATTGCGATTGGCTATTCGTTTGATAATATTACATTTAATATCTTTCCGGCTGATGGTCAATCGGTGAGAACGCTTGGCCATATGCAGGGCGGTGAGGGGAAAGGTACAGGAGCGATTTGGGAGCTTCGTCAGGTTCACCCGTGGACGCATGTTGATACTGGAGGGGCCGGACATAATGGCGAGGGGTGGTTCCCTAACTCTGCATACACTAAGCGAACCGTGATGACGATGGCTCCCATTATTCAGAGATACGATGGGCAGGGCGTGCCGGTTCTTATTCCACCTATTGTGACAGCTATCCCTTGGTGGACTTTAATGATACGCGTAACCGATCATACTATTGATGAATTGAGCCACCATTGCCGTGGAAGGATCTGGATTGTGAATAGGAATAGGGGAGTATAATGGCGATCACGCTTGGTACAGTCGCGGCTGGTTCTTTGATAGTTGATGTTATTGATACTAATTTAGCTGCTATTGATACGCTCCTTAAGGAGCAGGTCACAGAATCGGAATTTAAGGATAGTGATTTTGATCGTTACCTGATTCGTAGGTGGACTGGCGGTAGGGTTGTTTCTATTACTACCGCCTCTCGTGAGGTTCTTGATGTAGCGGTACATAGGTCAAAGTCCAGAAACGCAAATGACTGGGACGTATCAGGTTATAGAACACTGCATGATCTACCGGCATCGATCCTTGCAGGGTCTCTTAAGAGTCCACTCCGAGAGCTTCTAGGTTCTCCGGGGAGGTCGTTCTTTTATGATTTCCAAGAGGATGGTTATTCTAATGCTGGTGTTACACCAGATGCTGCATCTGTTGCTGTTGATAATGAGGATCAAAGCGAGCCTGTTCACGAGTGCCATTCTTGGTGGCTGACTGTTCCACATGGCAGTTTGAGGCAATGGGTTCCAGAGCCGTGCGTGGCGATGGTGTGGGCAGATTTTTCAGTGATCGGAGCAGCGATGAACACGATCCTTTCTGCTGGTTTGGCACCCAATGATCCAACGGCTGGTCCCGCTGATACTTTTAGGCCTGATCTGACTGCTGGACATGACGATAGTTGGATGTTTAGGACCGGACTATTTGTGGATCATAATCCATGTCCGAATGAACTAACATATGAATTCGCGAATGCTAATCCAAATCTTGTTCACCCTGTTTCAACTGGTGTTACTAGTGGCACTAAAAGCTGGGAGATGATAACGGATAAGGGAATCCAGACAAACTGTAGGACGACTGATCGGCTTCGTGGTGTTATTCCGCTCGATGGGAATAGGTTTTATAATTTTAGTCTTAAGTATCGCGATGGCTTGTATCGCGGCTAT